TGTGAACCTGTTTTTAATAGTCTTAGCAAACTGTTCAACAGTATTAAACTCCCATAACCAAATACCAGACTTGGCTATCCAGGGTCTTATGTCATCAGGTATACTCATAGCCCACATTATCAATCCAACAAAGAATGATTCATGCAAGTCTTTGGCTTTATATAAAGAATGCAATGTGTTAAAGGTAAAGCCAGCTAGTTCTACTAACCGATTATAAGGTACTGAATTAAGTTCACGTGTAGTTACATATCTCAAGTGCCTTGCAGAGACCTTGGTAGGAGGTATTTCTACTTCTCCACGTAACGCTTTCTGAACAAAGCTTTCTGCCTGCAGTGCCGGTTTTTGCCTCCTGGAGGTACTATTTACAAAGAAAGCATTCATTAATATTTCATTAGTGGTAACTAACCCATAAGGCATTAGGTCCGGCCCATACTGCCACCTTGCTGCCCGCAACAACACTGGAGGGTAAGCACTCTTCAAGTCTAAATCAGTTTTACAATACAATAGAGTTACATCAAGCCTCTTAGTATATACACAGTATACACCTGTTTGAGCTCCCTCGATAGATATAATTCTACGTCCTCGGAATTCAACATGAGGTATTATGTCATACAAGGCGTATCCAGCCGCCTCCATATCTGCACTACACATTACACAATCTTCAAAGTCTACGAACTGTGGTATTTCGACTATCTCATCTATATCTCGGGTGCATTCTGCACTCCTGGATCTGGCGGGTCCGGATTGTCGCCTGGTTCGAGTAATGGTGATTGCTCTGTGTCCGGTCCTAGCGGTACTCCCGGGTTTACCATAGTTATTTGAAAACCCGACGATTGTATATCATAGTTACTTACTAGTGCTACAACGTACCTTTCTGCATGTTCGGCATAACCTTTAAACTGTGTTATACTTCTGCCTGCATCCGTTGAAGTACTAGCAGCTACAGCATTCCAATGCGGGTCATGTTGCACTACTAAAGGCGTCCTGTTCCAAGCATAAGTCACTTTACATTGTAATAAGAAGTTAGGCTCTGACCCCCATTGATACTGTCTGCACTGAACACCTTCTACAATATACGGTAACGTACGTCGCAGGGAAGGTTTTACTGGAGGCATTGCTACTCCTACGCTATTAGCCGCAAACACTACATGTCTGTTTTCGGTAAAAGGGTATTTATATTGCAAGTTATATCCTTGCCACCTACAGTACACACCATACGCCCACAAATCGTTGTAAGATAACGCTGTTACCCTTTTATCATCATCTACAACTTTCATAGCCGGCTGTTGGTTGAACATACCACTATATGGTGTCCCAGCCATTAACGTACCGCTCATACCGATTATAGCAGCACTACACCCAGGTGTGACAAGCGTGTCTAATATATAATTCTCATCAGCATTCCTACGGTAACCATAGTCGGCTATCGAGTTAAAGTTTATAGTACCAAAGGGTACGATTATATTATACTTTTCTTCCAGTTGCACAGCCCACTCTGTGCGTACACAAGTATGTATAGGTAAGTCTATTTTCTTTCCTATCATAGCAGATACCAACCCATCCGCCCTGATCCGCTCTTCAAGATCCATCACTTTGAAACCACGTAAAGATTGTTGTAATTTGGCCTGGGATAGCTTATTATGTACATACATGAATTCACCCCAATACCAGTATGTGTTCATCAACAACGATTCTATTGTAAACCTGTCGTCGTTAAGTTTAAGTTTAGTCACTATGTCTATTGCTTGTTGTGTAGTGCACACGCCCTCATCTTGAATCAAGAAGTGGAAGCACGCCCTTTTAAGACCT